CGATTACACGGGCGTTCACCTGGGGCCGCAGGGCGAGGTGCGCGCGACGCGCACCGTGTACGGCGTGGCGGGGGAGGCGGTCTGGCCGCTGATCCAGCGCGCCGTCGAGACCAAGCGCGACGTGATCGGCGTGTCGATTAATGCCGTCGGCAAGGCCGCGCCGGGGCAGGCCGAAGGGCGCGACGGCCTCATTGTGGAAGACATTACGCACGCCAATTCCGCCGATGACGTCGACGCGCCCGCCGCCGGGGGCAAGTTCGAAACGCTGATGGCGGGGGACCTGCCCGCGCTGACTCGCGCGATATTAGAAGCGCTTTCTTACGAGGAATTTATCGCCGCCCGCCCGGAGTATCTGGACCGCGTGCGTGATCAGATGAAACGCGCCCGGCAAGATGAGGCGGTGCGCGCGGCGCTTATGGAACGGGACCAGGCGCACAGCGAACTGGTCAAAGCCCAGACAGAAAACAAGCGGTTGAAAGCGCAAGCGATCCGCCACCGCACCGAGCTTCAGGAGGCGCGCCAGCTTCAGGCCCGCACTGAACTGCTCGTGGCGCTGGAAGTGGCGCTGCGCGAGGCCCGCCTACCTGCCGAGTACGAACAAGACGTGCGGGAACGGCTTCCCGCGTTACCCCCTGCGGACTGGCCTGCGATGATTGACCGTGAGCGGCGCAAAGCCCAGGCCGTCGGCGCAAAACCCACCGTTCCGGTGGACGGCGCGCCCCGGCTGACTGAAGCGGCTCCGCTGCCCGCATCACCGCCGACGCCCCTGCCCCTCCCGCATGAAAGCTACGCGGAATGGGCGCAGCGCGTCGGGTCAGCAGCAGGGAAAGTGAGGCTACTACCATGACTGTCGTAACCGGCTTCGCGCCCGTCTTCGACTTCCCGAAGCGTGGTGATTGGGAATTCCAGGCGGCCAGCGCAACGGCCAAAATCAACGTTGGGGACTATCTGGTCTACAACGGCGCGTTCGTGGCCGCTGGATCAGCCTATACCCCGGCCAACAAAGCATCAGGCGCGGGCATTGCCCTCGAAAGCAACCCGCAGTACGACCAGTTTGGCAACATCGTCACCGCCTCCGCGCTCAAGTACGCGGTCGCCGGTGTGTTTCGCGTCAGCGGGGCCTCCGGGGCCGCCGCCTGGACGCTGGGTCAACCCGTGTGGCCGACGGCCACCGGCTCCGGTATCGCTGCGCCCACCGGGACCACGGGCGTCGGCGCGCTGTGGGCGCAGGCTGCGAAGGTCGCGCATGGCACGGCGTTTTCCGCCGGGTCCGCCGTCTCAATTGCGTTTGCGACCGGGATCGCCACGGTGCTGTGGTATACCGCCGTCGCCGACAATTCCGCGCAGCTCGACATCTTGCTGATGCCGCCTCGCCCGGATTACCACTAAGGAGCGAGCGACATGACAGAGCAGATCAAGGACATTCAGATCGTGCGGGGGATTAACGACCAGATCAGCGGCTTTAAGGATACGGTGATTCCTGCCGAGAAGCCCCTGCTCGAATCGTACAATCCCTTTACCCCCTTGCTCGAATCGGAGCCGGGCCGCCGCCCCTACTCGCTGATGGAAGCCATGATCCTGAAACCGGACAGCGCGAACCTGTTGCGCGACGGGATCAAGTTCCTGGCCTTCTCGCAGATGGCGCGAATGCCTCAGGTGTGGAAGTCGCTGATTCGCGTGGAGGGGAGCAGCAAGCCCGAAGAAATGTACCTTCGGGATGCGGCGTTCGGAACCATCCCGCGTGCCCCCAGTGGCGAGCCGGTGTCGTTTATGAACCGCTCATTCGAGGGCAACACCAAGATCAGTAACTTCCTGTACCGCATTGGCGTCAAGGTCACGGGCGATGAGATCAAGTTCGACCGCCTGGGCGTGATTCGCCAGATCGCGGAGAACATGGGCCGGTCGGCGATGGTGACGGAAGATGATGCGTTTTTCACCGCCATCACGACGGCAGGCAACTACACCCGCAACAGCACGACGGGTGATAATGACGTGGGCGCGAACACCGCCGCCACCACGTTCAATGCGTTGGGGCTGGACCTTGCCCTGACCACTATCTCAACAGCGAAAGACCGGAAATCCGGGCAATACCTTCAGTACAACGGGGATACCATTATCGTCACCCCGAAGATGGAATACCCGGTGAAGCAGATGCTCATGGCTCCGGTTCTCGCTCGCGCCGCCGATACGGGCGCGGCAGAAGTGCGGGGCATGGGCACGCATAACCCCTATTCGAGCACGCTGGGACGGATCATCGTGCATCCCAAGCTGGGCACCACCTATGAGTGGGTCCTGCTCGACAGCAGCGTGTACAGCTTCGTGTGGCAGGTCGTGGACTCCTGGCAAATCTTGCAGGAGGGGCAGGTCGAGACCTCCGAAGCGTGGTTGATCTCCAACGCCATTCGCTACGTCATCATGGGCTACTTCGGTGCCGGTTTCGTGGATGACCGCGCGTGGTACTACAGCAGCAGCAGCACCGCTCCGACGGTGAGCTAATCGTGACTGAGGGGCGGGGCAACCCGCCCCACCAGAAAGGATAAAAGCGTGGAAAAGTATCCTGAGTTTATCTATAACAACGATCTCACCGACGCCGGTCGCCGGGTCGTGGCGTTCCTGGACGCGGGCGTGACCAAAGCGCTGTCGCTGGTCGAAGGGCAGAACGTCGCCAGTCTCAACGGCATGAGCGGCCCATTCCAGGACTACTACGTGAACGTCATGGCGATGAAGACCTCGACGCCCGCGCAGTGGGTCAAGGATCGCGCCTATGGCGTGGCATCCATCTGGGAACAGATTGTGGCGCAGGACGCCGCCGCCGTTGCCGCTGAACAGCAGCAGCAGCAGACGCAGACTGTGACCGATCTGGCGGCGCGCTTCGATAAGTTGGAAGCGTCGCTTACCGCCGCGATTGCTGCGCTCGTCCCGCCCGCGCCTGCGACTGAGGAAGCGGACGCCGACGACACGCCCAAGAAAGCGGGGCGGTCCAAAAAATCCCAGCCAGAAGCGGTTGAACCGCCAGCGGGCAGCGACGCTGAGGGGGATGGAGAACAGACTGAGGCATGACCCTCACGACCGCGCAGCAAGTGCGCTTGCGGATTCAGGACCTCCCGCAGTGGTTTGATGAGACGCGCTATGGCGACGGGACGGCGAACCTCGTCCAGTTGCCCTACCGGAACATCACCACCGGATCGGCCTACGTCCCGGCAGGCGGCACGGCCTGGACCGCGACGGGCGCGAGCCTGGATAGCAGCGGCGTGCTGACGTTCAGCGGCGTCGTCTCAGCGAACAGCGCCTACCGCGCGCGGGGCGTTCACAGTGTCTTCTCAGATGACGAGATCGGGCACTTTACCGCCGTCGGCGGGACCGTGATCGGGGCGGCGTTAGAAGCCGTCGGCGCGCTGATGTTCGATGGCCTGAAACGCGCGCGGTGGGCCGCCCCGGATGGCACGACCTGGGACGATACGGCGGCACTCGCGCAGTTGACTGCGATGTACGACCGGCTGCGTGAGGAACTGGCGCAAACAAACGTCACGGAAGGCGGCTATGCCGAGTGGACGTTTGGGCAGGACAACTGGTGATGACACCGTATCGCGGTCCTGACCCGTTCCGTATCGGTCCGCAGTTCGACGCCATTCGCCAGCGCGCGGGCGAAACCGGCATCTGGCGGCAGTACGTCAGCGCCGCCACCGGCAGCACCAGCGCGTATCTGGCGGGCGGCGGCACGACGCGCTACTACCGCCAGCAGGTCATCACGGCGCTGTGGGCGGGTCCGACTATCGGGGCGGCGACGGTTGTGGAAGCGCAGTTACCCGGCGGCCAACTCATGGCCGGGGCCGCGCTGATCAGCACACAACTGCCGCTGGGCAGCCAGGATGAAGTGATCTGGCGCGGCGTGACGTACCGCGTCGAAGGGGATGCAATCCCCGTTCATATCGGGGGCCGTCTGTGGTATACTACACCCGTCAAGCGCGGGGATGTGACAGGATAGCGCGCTACGGCGCGAGAAAGCAGCACGGAAGTGATTCGGTATCAGGTTCAAAAAGAGGCCTATGCGTCTGCTGGCGTTTTTTTTGCCACGCGATGGGATTGGGTATCGCCCGAATTCGAGTCGCTATCAGAAGCGCAACAATGGGCCGAACTTGCTTGCGGCGGGTCGCTGCGATGGCAAGATGCCTCCGATCCAGACTACCAATGTTGGGCCGGGAGTTTGCCCAGTAAAGGCGGCGTAAGTGGAGCCGGTGGTTTTCCACTTAGAATGCTGTCTGACGCGCTGGTCTTCGGCGTTGAGGTCACGAATGGATTGACGGTAGCTGCAAAAGTCGAGTCCATTTGGGCGGAGCGGCGGGGGCAGCGAGAAGAGGCCGCTCGGCACCGTGAGCAGGCATGGATAGAGGCGGCGCGAGCCATCATGCCCTTTACAATAGACGGCGCGCTGTCCTGGCAAGATGATGGGGATGGCGTTGTATTACGAGTGCGAGTATCCGAGGAACAAAATCTGACGTTAGCAATTGCGCTGGCGCAGACAGCGTGGCCGGATGGCAACTGGCCTTTTAGCGCGCTTCAGTTAGGTCATGCGCGCATCACGATTGAACTCGTAGAAAGTGAGACGGATGAATAACAACGGCTTCCCGCCGCCCAAAATCCTCATCTATGGCGACTCGCCCGTCCCGACCGGCTTCGGGCGCATTGACGGCGCGATTGGGCGCTATCTGGTCGCGCATGGCTATCAGGTGGTGGGCCAGAGTTTGCAATTCGACGGCCTGCTGCCCCACGCGCTCCCGTACTGGATCGGCTCATTGCAAGGCAAAGACGTCGGACAGGGCTACTTCGGCTTTGCGCGCGTGGTGGGGCAGGTGGCGAAAGCGTTTCAGCCCGACGTGATCATCAGCGTTCAGGACTTCCCGTATCACGAGGCGCTGCGCGTGGCGAGCGCGATTGATTGGTCAACCTGCGCGCATATCGTCATCACGCCCGTCGACGGCGTGCCCATTAACAGCCAGTGGGTGCGCGTCGCCAAGCAGTTCGACGCGCTCATGACCATCTCGGAGTTCGGCGTCGAGGCCTTCCGACAGGCGGGGCAGCGCGTGACGTTATGCCCGCCGGGAGTGGATACGCACGAGTTCCGGCGCTTGCCCGACGTCGAGCGCGCGGCGCTGCGCGAGCGGTTACGTATCCCGCCGACGGCGTTTGTGGTGGGCGTCATGGCGATGAATCAGGGGCGGAAAGACTTCCCGCGCATGGTGCGGGGCTTTGCCGAGGCGTTCCGGGATGCGCCCGATGCGCTGCTGTATCTGGACTGCGAAAAAGTCTCGCCCGGCGGCTGGGATATTGTCGAAAGTCTGGTCAAGCCCAACCGCCTCGACCCGGCGCGCGTGCTGTTCCGGGAACAGGCGGTAGGGGCAGGATTGCAAGACCTGAATGCCCGCTACAACCTGCTCGACCTGCACATGGTCATCGCGCACCGGGAGGGCTACGGCCTGCCGCACGCCGAAGCGATGGCGACGGGCATCCCGTCCGTGACGATGGATTATTGTAGCGGGCGGGAAATCATTGGAGACAACGCGCGCGGCTGGCTGATTCCCGGTACGCCCGACGATTACGGAACGTGGGGCGGGGCGACGGACTACAACGCCGACGTGACCGCGCTGACTGCCGCGCTGCGCGACGCCTACGACCATCCTGCCGAACGGATCGCGCGCGGGGCGCGGGGGCTGGCGTGGGTGACACAGGAGCGGACCTGGGAGCGGGCGTGCCTGGCGCTCGACGGCGTGCTGACGGAGGTACTGGACAAGCGGCGCGAGGACCTGCGGCGCAAGTATGCCATGCCGATGATCCCGATGCCGCAGGCCATCCCGCAGATGCCCGCCGGGATTCCGCTGCCGCAGATTATCATTCAGGGGCCGGTCCATATCCACGCGAACACACCGATGGAAATGGCGCAGGCATTGGTTGATACGCAGAGTCAGCCGGTGGCGCTGATAGAACAACGCGCGGATGGGCGCGAGCCAGTAGAAAGTGACGCAACGTGAAAGATACGGTTATCTACTCCTGGGCAGGATGGCGTATTTCCATAATCAGCGCTAAAGACGATCCAGAGACCCACGATCATTATGCAGACTGGATCGATCAACGGATCGTTATCGAATATGTAGCCGAAACGCCCCATGTGGGCATCAAGGTAATTCTGCCCTTTAGCCCATCTGATTTAAAATGGGCCAGTGGTGAACTGCGAAAATTAGCAGAAAGCGACGCGCCATGACTGACGATTTCGCGCCGCCCCCTGTCATGACCGACCCGGATTTTATCGCGTTCTTTCAGGTGATCATGGCTGTTCAACACAAAACGAGCGGTCCCATGTCCGAGATGGAACAGGCGTACCCGCACTGGCTGGCGCTGCCTGAGCACGAGCGCCGCGATGCGGGTGACGTGTCACGCCGAGTCCTGTACTGGATCGCGCAAGGGGATAGCCCCCAAGAGGCCATTCAACGGGTGACAGGGAAGGCGATGCTATGAATCTGAGCGTCATCATTCCCGCCTACAACCATGCGCACGACGTGATGCGCTGCTATCAGTCCGTGCGGGCGACCACCGACCCGACGCGCACTGAGGTGCTGATCCAGGATGACTGTAGCCCGGACTATCTCGGCCCGATCCTGTTCGGCCCCCTGTGCGAGCGCAACCCGCGCAACCTGGGCTTCCCGGCGAACTGCAACGCGGGCGCGCGACGGGCGGCGGGTGATGTGATTCTGCTGCTCAACCAGGACACGTTTACCGTCCAGCCCGGTTGGGATGCGCTGCTGCTGGACTTCTTCGCGCAGACGGAACGCGCAGGCGTGGCCGGTCCCACGCTGCTGTTCCCCGATGGGCGCGTCCAGTCCGTCGGCGGGGAGTTCGACGCCGCGTGCCAGCCGTACCATGTGGCGCTGGGGGCGGCCAACCCGGAGTGGGCACCGATTAACACGCCGCGCCCTGTGCCCTGGATTACGGCGGCGGCGTTCGCGGTGCGGCGCGCGTGCTGGGAGTCGCTGGGCGGATTTGACGAGGCGTATGTGGGCGGCTATTTCGAGGACGTGGATTTCTGCGTGCGGGCGCAACTGGCGGGCTGGCAGGTCTGGCATCGGCCCGATATTCGCTTCTTTCATGAGGTGGGCAGCACCGGGGGCAACCCGCGTTTGATGCAAAACGCCCTACGATTCAAAGCGCAGTTCGTGGATACGCATCTGGTCACGCCGGACTGTTCGTGGATACAGGAGCACTTTTGGGTATGAACGTTCTCATTCTCGCTAATCTCTTCGCCGTCGCCTCCGGGCGCTACGTGTACGACGCCCTGAAACGCCTGGGCCACGATGCGCGCAGCGTCGGGCCGGAAATGGGCGCGCAGATATGGGGCATTGAGGTTGACCCTCAGTTTATCTGGACGCCCGATCCGCCGCCCGACGGCTGGAAACCGGACCTGATGCTGGTCATGGATTCGGCAATTGATGCGCAGAAAAAAGACACCCGCGCGCCCCTGGTCGTGTACGGCGTCGATAACCACGTCCGGGATTACCGGGGCGTGGTGGGAGCCGATCACCTGTTCCTGGCGCACGGGCACGGCGCGCGCATCGGTGAACCGAACGTGACCTGGCTGCCGTGCGGCTACGACCCGACGCTGTGCGTGCCCGGTCCTGCGTGGGCCACGCGCCCGATGGACGGCGCGCTGCTCGGCGTGATCTACCCCCAGCGCGGCGAACTGCTGTACAGCCTGTTCGCGCATGTGCCGGGCTTTAAGGCGGTGTACGGCGCAGGGGTGTATGACGAGTATCGCGACGCCTACCACAGCGCCAAGCTATCGCTCGTGCGCAGCGCGCATCAGGATGTGGCGCAGCGCGTCTGGGAGACGGCGGCAATGGGCTGTCTGGTGCTGATGGACGATAGCCCGGACTGCGCGCCGCTGGGCTTGGTCGATAACGAGAACTGCCTCATCTACCGTAGCGTTATGGAAGCGTGCGAGAAAGCGCGCTGGGCGCTGGAGCACCCGGAGGACGCGGCGCGGATCGCGGCGGCGGGGCAGGCATGGGCGCAGCCGGGGACGTGGGACGCGCGGGCGCAGGTGATACTCGATTGGGTAGCGGGGCAAGAAAAGCCCCTGACGGCGCGCAAGCGCCAGAAAGCAGCACAGACGTGAATGATACCGCAGAGTACCCCATTGCAATCCAGGATGGGGACAGAGTTCGGGACGTGAGCATTACCCGTGAGGGCGATACCCTGACCATTACGGGCTATACCGGGGCGGGTAGCGACTCCCGTGGAACCTTCCACTGGCGCAATAATGAGGATCGCCCGATCATCATTCGAGTGCAGGGCTTTCCGCGCGCCTTTCTTCTTCGTCCGGGGCTGGTGTTTCGCGCCAACAATCTGGGCGGCGGTATTCTTATCCGGTTTTTTGCGGCGGATCGGGATACGGAAATTGATGTGGAGTATGCGGAATGAAACGCGGCGTTAACCTGGGTTGCGGGCGGATCATCATGCCCACGATGCAGCCCATCCATCACTACCTGCTGCCGGGGTCGTTGTACACGGATCGCGAGATTCAGTGGGATAACGTCGACCAGCACGCCATGCCGGGGGCCACTGTCACCGCCGACCTGTTTCGCTACCCCTGGCCGTTGGAGAGCGACACCTACGACGTGGCGCTGGCAACGCATCTGGTGGAGCATATCCCGCACGCCGTCCTCCGGGACGGGCAGCTGGAAAAGCTCACGGGCGGCTGGTGGGCATGGTGGGAAGAGTTGGGGCGCGTGCTGAAACCGGGCGGCATCGTGTACGTGATTGTACCCTACGCCGGGAGCCGGAGCGCCATCTGTGACCCGACGCACACGCGCTACATCATGCCGCAGACGTTCGGTTACTTCCGGCGCAACCCCGCATCGCCCTTCGATTATCAGCTAAAGTACGAATGGGCGGTGATGTACGGTCCGGTGATATCTTTTACCGGGATGATTGTCGAACGGGCCGAGGCTGAGGCCGTACCGAAAGACATTCGGGATGATTGGTTTCTGCAACAGAACGCGCATCATGTGGATGTCGTGGAAGACTTCGGCATCGGCTTGCAGGTGGAAAAATGAGAGTCAGCGCAACGTGGGGCGACCTGACCGACGAACAGCGCTTTATGGTTCAGCGCCGCGCGTGGCTGAGTAAGCGGGCGCAACAGGCGGTCAAGGCGGCCTCGTTTGCCGTCGAGCGGCGCGTCAAGAGCGAAATGCCCGTCGATACCGGGCGGGCGCGCGCGAGTTGGGGGCATTGGACTCCGGGCGATCTCCGCGGTCCCTCAGAGGCCAGCCCCGCCGACGCGCATTGGAAAGAAGACGATAGCGGTCTTTCGACGGAACAGGGGTCGAACCTGCCCTATATCGACGCGCTGAACGACGGCAGCAGTATGCAGGCCCCGGCGGGCTTTCTGGACCGGGCGGCAGAAGCGGGGCAGCGCGAACTCGACAAGCTGATTGATGACATCATGGGGGAATGGTAGATGCCGTTCTCGCATACGCTGGGGGCGTACAACATCGAAGGCACGCTGCGCGCGTGGGCACTGGCGCAGTTGACCGCCAACCGCCCGCCCCTGGCGGCGGCGGCCCCCGTCATCTTAGACCGGGAAGAGCAGCCCCTCACGCCGCCGTGCTGGTCGGTAGACTTCCTGGGGGGCGACAGCGACCGCCCGTATCAGGGAAGCCATGTGGACGGCGGGCTACACGGGCATGGGCGCTGGGGAGTGATGGACGTGTCGTGCTGGGTGTCGCGCAGTCTTCCCGGCTGGCGCGGTCAACTGGCGCAGTTGCAGGACGCCGTGACGAAAGCAGTGGAAACCGTCATGGCGACGGGCGGGGCGGTCGTGGTCCGGGATTTCTACGGTAGCGCCGACACCCCCGCCGCCGTGACGTATCGCATCTGTATCGAGCGGGCGGATGTTCAGACGCCTGCCCCCGATCCCAACCCGGACATTGAACGGCGGCGGATCGTTATCTCGTATTCGTGGGTAGAAAGAGCATAACCATAGGAGCATGAGCAATGGCAGAACCACGTAACAGACGGGAAGGCGCGTTGGTATGGCTGGCGGCCTCCGGCAGCGGTCACGTATGGGCGACGGCCAGCGGCGCGAGCGGGCGCTTGCTGGGCTACGTCCGGGATTTCAACTGGACCAGCGGGCAGACGATTGTTCCCTTTGCGGATCGCGGCACGCCGAGCGGCTGGAAACAGGTCAGCAAAGAAGTCCAAAGCCTGTCGTTTCAGGTCGCCTATGCGATCACCGGCAACTGGCCGACGTCGCTGGCGAGTGGCAGCGGGGCGTCCGTCGCAATGGCGCTCCTGGAATTCCGCATGACGGCCCCGGAAGCGGCGGCGGCCATCTGGTATCAGTTTCATGGCTGCCCGATTGACCAGTTGCAGTTCGCCGAGGGCGACAACGAAAACACGCAGACCGTGACCATGCGCGCCCTGGCGATGATCGGGCCAACGGGCAGCGGCTACATCCTGGCCTAAGCCATGCCGGAACCGTGGGCGTGGCCGGAAGGGTCGGTCTATCTCTGGACCGGGACGGCAACCGCGTCGGCAGTCGTGGCCTATGCGACGGACATCCGCGCCTATTTCCAGTATGGCGTGATGAATTACCGCACGCTTGACTCGGCCTATCACGACCGTTGGACCGGGCAACGGATGGACGTGTACATCGGGGCGCTGTGGACGCCGCACTTCAGCGCGATCCGGGCGATGGCCGACGCGCAGACCGGGATTCACGTCCACCACAAGGTCAATAACCCGGCGGGCGGTAGCGCGGGCCACTTCCTTTATTCCGGCGCGATTGATGCGCTGGATGTGCAGGCGCGCGACGGCGAACTGTTTCGCCTGGGCGCGCAGATTCACGCTAATGTCTGGAGCGCGTATGGATAAACTGAGCTATGCCCTGTTTGACGCGGGGCCAACGTTGTACCAGTTCGAGGTCACGCTGCCCGATGGCGAAAGTATGGCGATTGAAATGCGGGCGCTGGCGCAGGACGAACTCTGGGCCCTTGAGCGCGACCTGCCGCCCATGCCCGACGCGCCCTATACCGGGGATTTTAAGAAGGATGAGAAGGGTAACGTAGAGCCTCTTCGCAACTTCGCCGATCCCGGTTACGTGCGAGCGCGCGAGCAGTGGATTGTGGACCGCATGAATGCGCTCATCCTCGCGTGTTGGACGGAGATCATTCCCGGTGACACGCGGTTGGAGCAGGTGCGAGCCATTGGGCGAATGCCCGCGTGGGCGGTGTCGGCGCTGTGGAAGTGCGCCCAACTCGTGACCCGCGTGGAGGATGACGCCATTCGCGCCTATCCCTTTCAGCGAGATGGAGTGGGCGGTGCTGCAACTCTGCGAGCGCAAGGGCTGGACGCTGGACCACTTCCAGGGCTTGCCGAGCCGGGAGCGCTGGCTGTGGCTGGCGCACCAGTGGAGGCGGGAACAGATGATCCAGCGCTGGCTTGACATGGCGTTCCAGGACGACGGCGACAAGGTGTATGCCGAGACCGTCACGGCGCGCGCGCTGGTGGGACTGTTGAGCATGATGTAGA